AGAATCGTTCGAGAGCTGATTAGCCAAGAAAGCCGCGCCTGAGCTGCCTCCGCCAAAGCCTCCATTGCCAAATCCGCCACCGTTCCAGCCGAACATTGAAGCAATGATAGCCAATCCAAACAAGTCAGCAATCCCGTTCATGCCGTAGTTGCCGCCAAAAAGACCACCCCCCATACCGAAACCGCCGATGGGGATAGAGAAAGGAATGTTACCCATTCCTGCGTTTCCCGAATTTTCACTTGGAAGTTGATAGATTTCTGCCATAATTCACATTGTTTTAAAGTTTTAAATTAAATAATCGTTGTACAACAATGCAAATATATGTGATATTCATCATGTAAGTTTGATGTACTTTTTTAAGTACATAATGAAAAATGCTTGCATAGCAAAAAACCATGCAAGCATCCAACAACTAATAACACCAAACAAAAGAGAAAAAGAATTTATTCATCCATAAGGCATTCTGCCTCTGCCCAACATTCCCAATAGATACATTCATGACCTTTGTATTTACCTACTTTACATTCAGCCACCATAAACTTTTGTGTGCCATGACCATCAATTAAATTGGTTCTTCTTAACGAGTCGTTTATTGCGTAGTCTGTATTTGTAGCCATGTTGTCTATGTCATTTACATTCCCATAATATCTGTATTTTTCCACCAACAAATTATTGGCATCTATAAGTGCAATACTTGTTCTTATGACGGTTTGTTCTCCTTGTGATTCAACAACTCGTTCGGTTGGCATAAAGTATATTTTCTTGCCTACACATTGACGTATCTCATCAAGTGAATTGAGTCCAGTTTTTGTATTATGATAAGGATTGCCATCATAAGAAAATGCAGTTGGGAGATGCACAAGAAATCTACCTCCATTATTCAAGTCCACCTTTACATAAGTTCCGACTTTAAGAGGGTTTAAAAGAAAGGCATTTTGTCCACCTATAGTACCATAATCCCCAAAATTGCTTAAATTAGTGCTTGTAATGCGTTGTATTAGGTTATTTAGCACACCCTCAAGGGTAATACTATTCGCTAACATTTCGCCCGTGTGTGCGTCCATTACAAGATTTGGAGTATAAGTATTGTTTGAGTCCCCAATTCCATAAAATCTAAATCCATTATCAAAACTTACAATTGTTCCGTTACTTGTCTTACCTTGGTTGGAATACATATAGTCCTCATTGAATATCCAATCCCCCAATCTTGCAAAGTCAGTAAACATTGCTTTTGTGATAAGATACTCAAAGTCGTTAACCATAATTTCCCATTTTTCATTGTCTTGTGGCTTGTTTTCGTCAGTGCAATAGTAAGTTCCGTTTTCGCCTACCCACACCCAATAGGTTATTTCACTTGTATTAGGGTCGGTGACAGAGAAGAAAGGTGCTTCAAAATCAGTTACTTTAAATTTGTCATGTTCAGTATAGTTTTCCCATCTACCTTTCCAATAGAAATTACGTCCCATTTTACCATCATTACCATCTTGTCCGTCAGTACCTTTGACTGCAATAAGTTGATACCTAACTATTGTCAAAGGGATGCCACTTGTATATGTGGTAGTTGTTCTACACCACAAATATTTATGTTCATCGGTTGGTTCGGGTTGTGAGCCATCCCATGAGCCAATAATTACAGGACTTTGTGTAGAACTTGTTGTAGTGCCTTGGTTAGATAAAGCATAAGCGACCACAACACTTGCGATACCACGTCCGTCATCGCCATCATCTCCCTTATCGCCTTTATCACCCGTATCTCCTTTATCTCCCTTTATTTGTCCGCAATTCTCCCATATAGTTCCGTTCCACATAACCAATTCCCCAGTAGGTTGATATATAAATCCATCACCCATAACAATTGAATAAGTTGAGTCAACGTTCCATTGAGAATGTCCTGCGTCAAATCTATATATATCGCTGGAATAATAAAGGACAGCCAAAGAGCCATCGGGTTCGGTAAGATGTTGGTTAAGTTCAGCCAAAGTGCTTGCTGCGAATTGTAATGAACCTTTGATTGCCACACTTGTACCATTAGCACCTTTGGTTAATATCTTTTCCCAATATGTAGAGCCAACGGCATTAGGTAATTTATTCGTGCTATTTTGTAACGCACGATATTTTTCTCCGTCATACCAAACCTCATGTGTTTCATATTGCTTATCGTTGTTATCCCAACTTTCAAACAAATATGTTGTAGTATTATCCCACTCCCCTTTGTCAACATAACTAATGATTGGGTTGCCAGCATAGTCTATCTTGATAAAGTCTTGAACAACTATACCTTGTGAGTAAAGGTAATCACGATTAGGGTTGGCTTGAATCCTTTGTGCCACACTTGGCATTCGTTTTACAAAGTCAGGTAATTCCCCAAGAACTGTACCATAGTTGCTTGGTTGAAGAATTGGTTGATATACGTCTATAAGTTTCATTATCCGTCCCTCTTTGGCTGAGATAATGAATGAACGTTGCTTTTCACGTAATTGAGCAGTGGTTAGAGAGCCATCTCCTGTATTTCCCCATCGTGTAATCGTCATAAATTCACATGGTGGGAAATTACGTCCACTTGGGGTTTCCCTATCGTCAAATAAAGACACGACAATTTGGTTAACACCTAAATTGGAGTCTGTTTCATGCGTATCAACAACAAGCATCCATGACACATAGTATGAATTTGCCCCATCGTATTCAACACTTGAGTCTGAACTATAGTCGGATACACCCGCTTGTTTCGCTGACAATGTATTTATAATGCCTTTTAAAACATTACACTCAACTTGAGCGGTCACATATCCATCCCATTTCTCCTTTAAGGTTAATCTATAGTACGTTATTCCACTTTGCGTGAAAGATTCAACATCAAGAATTTGGTCATTGTCGGTAAAACTTGTATCTCCCTCGCTTGCTGATTGACGATTGACGTGCATTTCGTTAGTTTCCAAATAAGACCTAACACGTACACTTTCAAATTCTGCATTACCACCACCATCTATTCGCCAACCTACACCTTGTCCTGCGTTTGTACTACCCTCATAATTTCTTGACAATATGTCATCCCCAGCTACAATGCTTTTATTGGACTCCAATCCCTTTTCAAATGTTATCTTTTCATTGGCAACGTCCTCATTAACCTTTGATAACTTTTGGTCAAGTTGGTTTTGTAGACTTGCATAACCCTCTTGGCTATTGTATCCATAGTAACTTGCTATTTGCGACATTTGTACACGCAACTTACTTACGTCCTCCGTTGTTTGACCAATTTGATTTAACGTAATTTCAACGTCATCTGCAAGTGTGATAGAATATTCAGGTAGTGGATTTTCCCCATACTTGATTGATAATTGTTTTATGTATAATGCGTTAATCATATCGCCAAACTTAAACCTAAACAACTTGTTGTTGGCTATTTGTGGCAATATGTCCAAACGTCTATCATACAAAAACTTTTCGCTTACATTCAGAGGATAGTCAAAATGATATACATTGTTCTCCAACATATACTCCATCATCGCCTCGTCAAGTTCTTGTTCAGCACTTGTGACATATGTCAAAGGTAATGATATTCCAAGAATTACAAACTTGTCACCATTTTTAGGTTGTTGGTACACATTAGGCATGATTGTGCCAAACGTGTTCAAATCCTTTTCCACAATGACGGTGATGGACGTATTTGTGCTATCGGGGTAGTCATCAATCCTACTTAATCGTTTTTCGCCTTGTGGAACGAAATTACCTGCGTCATCATAGAACACACTCTTATAATCATCCCAATTGATTTGAACAGTAAACGTACAACCTATACAAGCACCGCTACGCATATTTATTTGCATCTCTTCAGGTATTGCGGCACAAGCATAAATATCAAAGCCTAACGGAGGTAAAGTGAGTTTGAAATAAGATTGCTTGTATTTTCCGTCATCATCCATTGTATCATCCCATGACACATCAGGCATTGTTGATTGACGATACACTTGATAACTCAAAGAGAAAAGTGGGGAGATATATAGTCCAGACATAAAATTAGAGTCATCAAACATGATGGTTGTGTTGATTGTGACAGGTTTTGCCCCATCCCTAACATAATCATGTTCACTACCTTGCATTACCCACGTCTTAAACATCATAAGGTCAGCACATTCACGGCTATTGGTCTTACGTAAATCTTCAGTGATTAATGCATCTACTATGTCTTGAAATTCCCCTAATGTTATTATATTGTCATATTTTTGTTCATAAGGAACAGCACCAAGTATTTCGTGGTTTACTCCCACTGAGTCAAATCGTGGCTTTATATCCTCAAACTGATGTATCTCGCAATTAGGTGCATTAAGGTTGACAGGGTTAGGATATGTTGATGGTGCATCGTAATAGTCAATGATTTCTATTTGTGGGTTATAGCCATCGGCATAAGGATTTACTTTTTTGTTTACCCTATCATGGTACACACTTGGCATAAGTGTAGTACGTGTAAATGGGTGCTTAATGAGTTTAACCCATTGTCCGTTAACTATACCATTATATATCGGATAAGAAATAGCCTTTGCGTAGGTACGTCCGTTGATTGTCACATTCTCTTTAACACCAATGGAATTACCAATTGTAAATTCAGCATTTTGGTCACCTGTCCATATTATTTGTGGATAGCCAAATGGTACATTGTTTTCGCTACCATATCCACTTAATCGTGTTACAATCTTGTTGTTTTTAGGAGTGGCAGAATTATTCTTCAACCCCACATCCTTTCCCATCTTGAAGATATAGGAATTAACTATCGTACAATTCACGTCAGCGGAGTGACCAAGATAAGCCGCATATACGTCCGTTTCTTCCGATGCCACATAAGTTGTAAGTCCTGTATTAACAAGGTTGGCATCAAGTATTGTTGCCCCGCTTTGGACTTGTAACGAGCCACCTTTGTAAAGGTGGAAAGGTTGACGATAATAATAGATACCCTGTCCATTGTTAGTATCACAAGAAACAGTTTCGTTTGTTGTACCCATTATTTCGGTACTTGGTAAACCGAACGTGATAAGGTATCTTTTACCATCAGCATAATCTTCATCCGTTGTAGACAATATACTTGTCGTATAAGGCACGTCCCACGTTTCGTAAGCGGTTTTTAGGACATCGGATATATATTGGTTGTCAAACGCAAGAACATCGCTTAATTCTTCGTGATATTTAGAATAAGGTACTGTTGCCATATCAATACGGCAAACCCATAAAGTGCTTTCAAGGTTCTTGTTTAATTTGTCAACGAAATCGTCAAGGTGACCTATCCATGAAAATTTCTTGTTTTGTGACAAGTATATCTCTTCATCGGAATTGACTGCCACGTCACAGAAAGAATATTCCCCCAACCAATATTCGGGGTGGTAGAATGTTACGGAATACTTTGCACCACCTTTTGTGTCCGAACTATCCTTTACAAGTCCATTTCGTACAATTGTAGGAGGGTTTACGATATAATATTTGACATCATCGTAAATAATGTATTCACGCATTGAAAATTGCAACTTGTTGTCTATCCATACGAAATCGCCAGTGATGTTAGTACCCAAACTCATTATTTGATTGTCGTATGTGACTTTTCGCAATACTATGTCATGGAATGTGTGTTGCACTCCATACTCGTCATCATAGTATATATTAAACTTTAAGTTCAGACCATTAGGGTTGTTCATGTTGTTCTATTTCTTTAGTTTAAGCCAAAGGATGTAACCTATACCACATACAAGCAAAAAGGACATTATAGCACAAAGATATTTCCATATTACATTTTGTTTAACTTTGACTACCTCTTTATCTTTTTGATTGTCAATTTTCTCCTTTTCAGTTTGCAATTGTGTGATTTGCTTTTGTAAGGAGTCAATCTTGCTTTGGTATTTATTTGATGAGTCCTTTTGGTTTATGTAGTGGTAATAGTTGTTATTAATGTATTCACGGATTGTATCACCGTTCTCCCTTAAAGTGATTATCTTTGTTTGCACGTCACGTATGGTGTCAATTGTGTTAATCACTTTATATTCATGCAATGTGTCAACTGAATGACTTTGTATTGTAATTGTGTCATGTGTCACCAATGAAATCGTGTCTGTGTGGGACTCATACACGATTTCTTTCTTGGTATGACATCCCACACAAACTAATAATATGAACACAAAGACACAAATTGATATTATCTTATTCATTTATACCCAATAACTCATAAATATCTATAGTACCCTCAAAATTTATTTTTACATAAAATCCGCTGTTGCCATCATCCCCCAAAACCACGGCGGAACTTCCCACGTTTACTGGTGGGTAGATTACTTTACCGCCTTGTACTACTGCCCAATCATCCTCAAAGCCTTGGATTTTAAGGAATAAATTATTAAACCCGTGATAAGTGGCAATATTATCTAAAATTGCATTTTTAATTGTTTCATTAGTAATCACGTGTGCATTGTCAGGGTCGTAATCATCAAGTGTAATTTCTATTATGGTAGGAATTGATGCTCCACCACTCATTTCTTGTAAACCAATGATTTTATTATCATCGTCAAATAATTTTACTTTTGCCATAGGAATTTATTTTTTAGTTTTAAATTGTTGTGCAATATTCATTTATTGAATTAACGTGTAAATTAACTATTGTTTCCACACCTTTTTCGGACATCAAGAAAGCAACATCCTCTTTGTTGTCTTGGAAGAGGTTTTCAGTCAACACCGCTGGACAATAAGTATTTCTTAATACATACAAATTGCTTGTCCAATACTTTTCATAAGGGATAGAACGATTACCCGACAATCCGTCACGAATGGCATTCATGGTAAATATCTTTGCAAGTTTCTTTGAACTTAAAGAGGAATTAGGACTAACGAATACCGAAAATCCCCTTGCGTTAAGCCATGTGCCATGTCCTGCCGCATTAACGTGTATGCTTACATATAGGCAATTACTTGTACCATATTGCTTGCAATAATTGTTTACTATGTTAACACGTTTGCGTAATTCGGTGCTTTGAGATGCAGGTACAACATCATCTGTTATGTCAACAAACACCTTATACCCCAATGTTTCAAGTTTGGTCTTAACTTTGGCTACAACAGTCCTACTAAATTTGTATTCACGGAATTTGCCATCGGGACTACGTTTACCCGCAGTGTTAATTCCATGTGCAGTTCCTAAAATAATAATCTTTTTATTTTCCATAAGCATTATTTATTAATAGTTTCATCATCAATTTTTGCCTTATTGACATCAACTTTAGTTCTATTCATACACCCAATGACCGCACAAGTAAAGGGCAACAAAGCCTCAATCTTTCTTCCTTGTCGTGCCACTTGGCTTTTCAACTCCATTAGTTCGTTTTCCACTTCTTGATACTTTTGTTGCAATTCGTCATTTAAGGCTCTTAAAGCATCTCTGTCCTCACGTAAGTGTGTCCTATCAATCCTTATATCCTCACAATATTTATTCAAGTCCTCAATCGTTTGTTGGTACACGTCTTGCATACTTTTCCAAGCCTCAATCTCCGTTTGTTGTGCTTCGCCATTGGCTTTCCGTCTTGTGGCTTTTATGGTAAAAAGCCATGTTAGACTACCTCCCGTAAGTAGACCTAACAATGTTATAATTATACTATTCCAATCCATTTTTTTTGTTTTAAAGCATTTTGCTTATGTGTTTATTGTAGGCTCTTCCACCATTTCAACTGTTTCAACATTGTCAACGATTTCATTGCTACGATTTTTAGCAAGGTTGTCGGCAGTTTGAGCATTTGAATTGATGGAACTGGAATCCACACCGACCAAAGCACCACGTTCTTTAATGACACGTTCAGTTTCATCGGGTGCTGCATCAGGGGATTTCTCAATGATAGTTTGTGTTGACAACCATTTAGCCTCCATAGCCAAGTTGGTAATCTTTGTGGTATTAGTTTCAAGTGACCAAGGAACGATTTTAGCACCAATCTTCAAGTCCGAATATTTGACACCTGTTTCAAGTTCCAAGCCACATTGATGTAGGTAAACCATATCACTCACAAATTTTTGCCAATCCATTGCACTTTGTGTTGCAAGTGCATAGTCATTGGACATTGCAAGTGCTATACCATTACCACCGCTATTAGTGGTTGTTATGTCCTTTGGTGTGATGAATGACGTGGAACTGAACAATGAAATTTTCTCTTCCAATGTTTTCAGATAGTTATCCATCGTTTGTGGTTCAGGAAAATCCAAGACTTTAGCATCTTGTTTACCATTGGTGTTATCACTTGAAAGGTTGATGACAAGTGTTGAAGAGTCACGTTTAAATGATTCTTCGTCCATATCACCAATCAATACAAGTGCGAATGTACCAAATCGTTTCAACGTAATGTCTTGTATATTTGCCATTATCTCCCACATCTCAATACTACTTTCTGCGTATTCCCATGCAGGTAAGCCACGTTTATGCAACAACGGACAAGTCGGGAATCCATGTAATTCACTCTGATATTCCCAACTACCATTTGTGGTGTTTAATATGCAACGATAATGTTTTGTGGCATCATAAGTATCAATAATCACACCACCATCAATTTGGTAAACAAGTGACCTCGCTATTTCGTGTCCGTATTCATCATAGTTCGGAACTATTTGATAACCGTCCTCGTATGAATATACGTTTATTTCATAGCGATTTGTCTTGGTATTGTAACTGAATAGCATACCAACGTTACCGACTTTCTTGCAAGTACTGATTGCTTGATACTTATTCCATTCACAACTCCTCCATGTCCACTCTTGTTTTATAAAGTTGAAAGCCTCTTTCTCACTTGTGTCATTCTTGTCATTGCAGAGGCTAAACTCTAATTGGTTGGATGTCAAGTTACGGACGTGTGCGGCATGAATAAGTTTTTGGAATGATGCAGTTTGGGTAATCTCACTAAATCCCAAGTCCATTCCATCATAAAGGACTTTGATTTTTGGGATTGCTTTGTTAAGGATAATGTGGTGCATATCGGGTCTATACTCTGTAATGTACAAGTCCTGAGATATAGGTTGTAATTGCAATTGAGAGAATCCGCTATCCAACACACTATTGTTGTTTAATGGGGTGGACTCATACCCATGCGGTATCTTTTCCCCACCTCTTGTAAAAGGTTTCATCATCATCAACCTTGTAGGCTCTTCAAGAAACCAATTAATGTCATGTAAAACTATCATATCATACTAATTTTATTCAAAATATTTTCTATCTTTGATGAATGATGGATACGCATAGTTTTTCTCACTTGTGCATCATCATCCACGTTAAGCATTTTAAGCATATCGTCATCTTCATATTTACGTTTTACCATGCCAGCATCATCACGCAACATACGATAGCAATCATAGCACGTTGCACCACATAGCATGATTAGGTTGTCAGTCAAGTCGGGGGATTGCCCTTTAAGGTGTAATTTCATGCCCTCTTTGGACAATACTGCGATACGTCCATTTGGTGTCTTATTGAATTGAAATATCTTGCTTTCAAAAATCATGTGTTTCATTATGGTTGTAGCACCAACGGATTTCATATGTTGATTAGTGTACCTTGCACTTGCCAATTTAGGGTCATAATGTATAAGTCCACTTTTTAGCATTTCCATAGCGAGGTGTGTAGCCTCATCTTTCATGGAACGATATTGGTTCTTGCTACGTCTTGATGTAGTTCCAGCACCACTAAAAAACATTGCTTGTGGATAGCAATCACGCAAGAACCCAAAACCTTGCACATCCAATATTATTTGCTTTTGTGGCACATCATGTTTCTTTGCAAAGTTGTTAATCATAATAACCGCATCTCTATTACTATTACGCAAAGAATAGAACACGTCCCTACATACATAACCATAATGTGACCACAATTCCCAATATTTCATAACGAGGTTGTCAAGTCCAGTGGTAGCCATGTCCACCGTGACAAACTTTTTGATGACGGTAGTTTCAAAGTCCATTTCAATTGGTTGAAACATACGTTCTATATCCATTTGGGAAACTTGTACGTTAACTAAATCGTCCGCATCGTCTAATTCATCTTCCAACGAATAGTTCCAGTTGACCGCATAGGCTGATGCCGCACTAACTGAATTAGCCGCCAAACCACGATAGCCTTTGTTCTTTGCCAACATCTTCTTATTGTCACGTACATCAAACGTAAAGAATACCATTGAAAGAATAAAGTCCTCATAGGACATATCGGGGTCTTGTGCCAACAAAGCATCTATATGGTCTTTGCATTTCTCATAAACCTCACGTTTTGTTCTTCCGAAATAAGTCTTTTCCAAATCACCCTCTTGCATATTGAAATACATAACGACACCATCCATATCTTTGTCAATCGTGCCGTCATTGTTTATCCAACCACCACCATGTTCACCTTTACCACATAGTTTGCGTAAGAAACACTCTCGTTCGGGGTTTTGAGCAAGATATATTTGTGCTTTTCCACTTGAGTCGGAACGTAATCGTGGAAAAAAAGATGTGATTGTTCGCCATTGGAATTTGTTGCATTCGTCAAAGATAAGTTTCTTTGCTTGCAAACCTTTCACAATTTTATCAATCACAATAGGACTTTCGTTGTCAAGTTGTTGGAATTTAAGTTCCGAACCATTGTAAAGTTTCATGCCCATGTCCACTTGGTTACGAATTATCTCTCCAATGGGGTCATGTGGCTGTTTCTTGATTGACCTATCAATTAACGGATACATTTGCTTTAGAGAATCCGCAACTTTTCCACTACCCCAGAAATCACTAACATTACGCATGAAACACACAATCTTAGCATTGTCGTTAGATGCAAGGTATTCTATAGGTGCATAGTAAAGTGCAACCGTGTTGTGTGTAACAATATAGTCGTTAGCACAATACACATGGTCTTTATTTGAAACCATTATACATTGACACTCCATGTCTCCAACGTATTCTATATTTGTAATTTTAATGTGGTCATTTGCGTACTCACATCTTTTTTCTTTGCCGATTGCGTTGTTTTTGTTTTTGTTGTATCTTGCAATATGTTTATTGCTGCTAAATATAATATCGTTTGTATGTATGCGAACAGTCCATGTTGTACCGCTTTTCACCTTTTCTCGGTTATCTTCACCAATAGTAACAACATAGCCAAGACCTCTACACAGTTCAACAAAACCATCTTTCATTCTTTCGCTTGTTGTACTAAACCTGTACCTATTCTTGCATCCAACATTTCCGTCACTATCCATCAAGCCATACAGAAGTTGTTTTCTCTGTTCGATGGATGCAAAAAGATATTCTTGCGGAATAAATCTTTCTCCCGAATACACATCAAGCCCATAGCCGGAAATCGCCATTTGAACTTTTGTTGTTTTTTCGTTCTTGTGAAACCAATTATGATAACTTGTTGAATTGTGAAGATGATATGTTGTTTCAAGCCTAACTGAAATTTTTTCAATTATATCTTGCTCATCGTTTGAAACCGTTAGTAAAGAACAACCTTTTACTCCATCACCAAGCCATACGCCAAGTACATAAGGGTCAATCGGTAAATCTGCTTCTTTACCATCAAAAGCCCTTGCAACTGGAATAAAAATACTTTTTCCTTTATCCAAGTATTCTTCTTTTATTTCCTTTGTGGTTTTAACATAAAAAGATGGAGACCCATTTTTTCTGTGCTTTTGAACCATTGTGTTTGTGCGAACCATCCACAAGTGTTCAAGCCCACATCGTGAGGTTCTACCATCACTTGTCGTTACCTTATAAACAGGCTTTACACCTTGTGGGTAAACACCAATTACAAAAGATGGTTCTGTATTTAATGGGCTAAACAATTCGTCACCAATGCGAATGTCACCCATTTGCTTCCAACCGTTGACGGTTAAAATTGGCTCGTCAAGAGGATTAAGTTTACCGCCACCAGTACCACCAGTTAGGCACACAATGTCAGCATTAGACCTTATGGCTCGTCTTTGATTACCCTCTTCCAAAGGCATCAATACTATGTCATTCTTTTTCTTTTTCATATTATTACATTGCAAAGATAATGTCCTAATAATTGATTATTATATAATTAACATTACTTTTTTAATATTCAAAGTCATATAGTAAATAACTTGTAAATAAAAAAAATAGGAAAATATTAATTAGGTTGTTATTTTTGCACAAAGTTATAAATTTTTTGTTGTTTAACTTTAAAATAATAGTAGAAAACTATGACAAAAGAAGATGTTTTACAGAAAGTAAACGAATATTGTAGCGAGAAAAGTTACACAAACGAAACCCTAACTGACGATTTTAAGGACAAGTTTTCCGATTTCTTTGCGAAGAAATATGGTGACGAAAGCAATTTTGACATGGATGGAGTACTTGATGACTTGCATTTTAATCTCAATACCGCTTTTAGTGCCACATCAAAAGGTATTACCCAAAAGGTAAAGTCCTTTGAAACAAAGGAGAACGAGTACAAACGTCAAATAGCGGAATTAACAAAAAAGGTTGGCAAAGACACGACCGGCAACCCAACCCCGACAAATGACACTACAATCCCACAAGAATTGCAAGACAAGTTGGCAAAGTTGGAAAAGTTTGAAAACGAACAACGTTTGAATGACAAGTTTAAGGATGTGTTGGAACTTGCTAAAAAAGGTGTACGTGACAATCTACATAAATCCTTGGAGAGTTATGCGAAAGATTTCATAGTTAACCTTGAAGAAACAAGCGAGGAACAAGCAAAGAAATTGACATCTCGTTTCCAAAACATTTTCCGTGATTCAATTGGTGACATAAAGCCACTTGCACCACACGAAACAAGAAAACGTGATGAAGAGTTCCTTGAGTCAATACCAAAAGTAAAAATTTAAAATAAAAAAAGTATTAATCTATGGTTACAAATTTGGCTTATTTTTACGAAACCTCTAAAAAGGTTCGTGGTGGCAAATTTGTTTGGGTAAAGGATAGCAACGGAGAACAACGTGGAAACGTTTTGCTTGGTGGTACAATCCTTAATCCGAACAAAGGATTTGGTCATCTTTGGGCAGCACAGTTGGTTCAGTACACTCCTGGTCAAGGATGTTTGATTTTCCGTTCATTCGCAGTTAAGACGAATGCAAGTGCATCAGCCACAACTATTTACATCAAAGGTGATGGCTATTCGGATGCTCCAGAGGTTGGTCAATTGCTCATGAAAGCACCTACTACTACAACTACAACTGGTCAGTCAGGTAAGGTTACCGCTGTAGTATATGATGAGGCTAACGAGCAATTCGCAGTGACTGTTGACACAAGTCTTGGCACTTTGACCGCTGGCGATATTTTGGTTGAGGCAAGTGGTACTGCCGCAAGCGATAGTGCAACAGTTTTGGTAGCAAATCCTAACACTTTCATTGAGGCAGACCGTGACTTAATGCCTACCGAGGGTTACGGGATTGAAAATGCAAATTATAGCATTTCAACCGTTTACAACAAGCAAGCATGGATTGCACGTATGCAACCACTGCCTACTTACGTTCTCGCAAAGAACAGGTCTTATATAGACGGAATATTTTGGATTTAAAGAAAGGAGGAAATTAGATTATGGCAAATGCATATAAATACCAATGGACTCCCGAAGAAGCGATAGATAAACTCTATCAAAGGGGATTTATGGACGGAACTAACAAAGGTTTCCTCCAGACTTTGATTGACAACACGATTGAAATTGAAAGCAATTCTTTCTTTTGGCAAGAACATTTCCGTGTTGAGGGTAACGAATATGATATTGACCTTGGCGATTTGAAGAAAAATCCTGCATGGACAGTTAATCAAAAGGTTAATAGAATCGTTCCGATGGCTGATGCGATGGCTCCGCTATCCGAAACCGCACAACTTGACAACGAGGGTTGGGAAAGCAAGACAGGCTCAATCTATCAGTATGGTAAAGGTTTGTTTGAAACCTCCATGTCAAAGATGGAACTTGAGGCTCGCCTGCGTGAACTTAACGAAACCGACTCCAACCTTGTGACAGGCTTTGTTCGTGGTGTTGCAGACTTGGTTAAGACACACAACTATCGTCTTTCCTACATGGCTGCACAAGTACTTTCCTATGGTGGTGCTTACACTAACGCAAATAGCATGGGATTTAGCGGTGTGAATGCAACTCAAACTGCATACATTCCAACGGCAAACTTTAAGACTGCGGGTGCAAAGGTTTGGTCGGATTTGACCGCAGGTGCTGAATGTGACATCCCAAGTCAGATGCAGAAGATTGAGCAGGATTTCAAGACTGCAAACAACTTACCTGAAAATTTCCCTATGGAATGGGATTTACCTTATGCTATGGTTATCAATGTTCTTTTGAAGAACCCGTTCGTAAAGGCAGAGGTTAATCGTTTCATACGTCTTTATGCTCCTGACAAGGTAATCGTTGTGACAAGTGGTGCTACTAACATTGACGTTGATACATTCACTTGGGAGCAACTTGTGGCTTATTCACGTTCAAGTGTATCAAAGATTGCACCTATACGTGTTGTTAAGCAGTCAAGCACCGTACAAGACATTACAACTACAACTACCGTTAGTGGTTGGAAACCTAATTGTGCGGTTCTTCGTCCACTTGGCGATGCGGGTGTAATTGTTCACGCAAAAACCGCAGATGTTAAGTTGATGCAGAGTGGCGAGGTTAATAGCAACATCCAATTCTCAATCGCAAAGATACAGAATTTCTTGTATGTGATTAACAAGGTTACTCCTAACGGAATGCTAAAGTCTTATCATACTGATGTTATTGGTCGTTACGCACCAGTGCTTTCCGAATCAATGTATCACGTATGTGTAGACACCGAAACGGCAGACTCATAACAATCTTCATAAAATCAATTGTTTTAACTCTTTTTAGACGATGACAGTATTAGAATGGCTAAAAGCACGAACAAGATATAGTTTCAACGATGACACGTTGACTACTATCGCATTGGATAGAGATTGTGACCCCGATGCAGATTTCTATGGCGGTACGATTACCGACAAGCAAAAGGAACTGATGAAAGCGGACATTATCTTTACCGCAGTCCTTTTAAGTCCTTCTAATACATCGTCATTGTCACAATCGCACAATGGGTATCAAAAGACCATAGGGCAGGAGCAGGATTTCTATCAAGACAAAAAGATTGAGTACGCAATACAAATCTACAAAAAGTATGATGATGACAATGCGGCTATCTTGGAGAACACGAAGAAGAAAATCAAGCAAGTGCCTATCGTTGATGTTTTTAGACTTTGATGTTATATGGAAAAGATAGAAATACTTGAATATCCATATCAAGGAACTATAACAAGGGTTATACAGGGTAGTGGTGACGAGGACGATACCGAAGAAACCATCTATCAAGGTGTTATGGATGAACATATGGTTAATGATGAAATCGGTAATACGTTACAAACGTCCACATACGTCATTTCAATGCCTTTGACCAAAGACGATAATGGTAAATGGATTGTTCCACGCAAGGGGGATAAGATATTGATTGATACTTATGGAGTTGAATTTGGTTTGACCGTTGATAATGCAGAACCGAGCCAGTTAGGCGGAATAAGTGTTTATGCAACACGTAATAGTTGGTAATAGATGAGGGTGATAGTCCATAAATTTAATTCCGATTTGTTCAAACAAGGTGTTTTGACATCTTATGTAAAGAAACAAACAAAATTGTTAGAAGAATATGCTGACAAGGAATTGAGTGCTATGGCTACAAGCCATGAATTTAAAAACCAGACATACAATTTGCAGGACAGTTTAGTTTGGATTGTGTATTTCAATGGAGAAAAAAGGTCTTATGGTTTTTATGGTGGTGGTCGTGCAGAGGAGAACTCTTATTTACACGCATGGGGAAAAAAAGACAATATGATACCTGTGAATGGTAGGCAAAGTGCCCAACAATTTGTTGACACTTACGAACCTACACTTAAACAAGGTTGGGTTGTAGTTTGGGCATCAACCGCTCCTTATGGAGCATATCTTGAAAATGGTTCTACCCCCCGTGGACTTGTATTTAGAGTTATATCTCAAGAGTATGATAGCATAAAGCAGACACTTGGAACTAAATGTAAGGTAACATTTGAATCAAAGCCAGTAATATGATAGATAGAACACGCATAGGGATGTATAACTTTGTATATAACTTGTTATACAATGTTGTATCAAAGAACGTCTATTCAATGGAAAGACCACAAGAATTGACAGCAAGTGACACAACTGACGGCTTTGTTGTGATTCGTGTAGGTAACATGAATGATGCGAGCGAATTTATCGGAAATGCTTATGTTTGGGCGAGAGTGTTTGTTGAGTGCTATATCCCCCCTAAAAGTCGTGGACGTTTGGACAAGAACAAATTCGCAGAAATGGAAAATGTGATTGATGGAATTTTAGACGATTGGATTGACAAGACAAGTGAAGATGGCTATAGCATTTCAATAGAGTCTTTAATATCTTCGGATGATTTCTATGCGTCAAATAAGGACAATCCTTACCACGTATTAGTTAAATCATTCGTTGTCTACAATAATAACAATTGAATAAATTTAAAACCAATTTAATATTAATATTATTATGGCAAAAAGAACAACCGTAAAACCTATTAGTTTAGGTTATCGTGCAGTAGGTGCTACTACTGGTGACTATACCCCGTTAATGGGAGTTTTGAAAGGTCTTTCAATTGCACAGGATGACCCTGAAAGTACAGAAATTGAGGCTGAATTTTACGATTCCCCTTTTGACATCTTCTATGATGGCAATCCAGTTACAATGACATTTGAGTTGGCTAACTATGACTTGGGCGAGTTGGACGAAATCTTCGGTGGAACTACTACCGCTGCAACGCAAAGTGCTGAAGATACATTTGAGCCAGAAACCACAATCAACCCTAAAGAGTTTGAGTGGAAACTTGACTTTGGTCGTGGTAACTCCGCACTCGTTATCTATCGTGGTTTGACTGCCGCTACATTGAAGAAAGATGCTGATGGTGCTTTGAATTTCAACGTGACAATCACCGCTCTTGTATGGAATGATAGCAACAATGTTGGTCATATGTACAAGATTGTAGGTCAGAAATCGGGGGAATAATTGAGCCTTATTCGGGAATAGCCGAAACATCCACCCCAATTTTGCCATCCACTGCTAATAGTATTGAGGTACAATTACAATGGGGTTATGAGGGTAGTAATATAGATGGCTACGAACGTATTGGTGAACTTTGGGTTAACGGTGTTAAAAGGTATTTGAGTAGTTGTCCAGACCTGACAGATTCATATGTGGTACATGGTGCATTGGATAATGAACTCAATGCTTATCAGCAAGCAACTGGTGATTACCCATCAACGGAACAAGAGTTGCAAAATAGTCAATATTTCTCCTTGTATTGGGTAGGCTTGCACCATTTAGGCAACAAGATTACGATACACCAAAATGTTACACCAAAACGGATAGACGGCATCAATATTTTTGACACAATTGGATAGAATAAGGCTCGGTTAAACATCCAGCGAATTAGACGTATATAGTTAGGGTGCGTTTTAGGGGAGTACCCTTTAACGTACCCTTTTTAATTTAACACAAGTAATAATAATCATATTATTATGAGTAAAGTAAAATTATATGATGACAACTTGCAAGTTGCAGGTATGCAAGAACAAGATGAAATTTCGGGGGTAAAATTTGTCGGGTATTATCATGACGAGTTATATGGAGATTTTTCAAGTGCTCAAGACGAAACTATATCAATACCTTATAATTCTTGATGTTTTAATAAAAGCAAAAACCTATGAAAAAAGAAACAAAACCCAAAACAAAAGAAATAGAACAAGAGGAAGATAACGAACTAAAGGACTTTAGTTTGGATATTAAACGTGGGATGGTGGACATCGTAAATGATTGTCCATCCATCGTACGTTTAGGTGAAAAGGAATATGCGATTAAGAATATGAGATACTATTCCTTATATCGCATAGCCAAGTTGGTAACAACAATGCACAAGAATGATGAGAAACTTGACGATGACAACAAGATACTCACTGCGTTGTGTACCGATTTGGATGCAATGTGCGAAATTGTAGCGGTAATCCTTTGCAATCATTATTTCACATCGGATGGGAACGAACTTGAAAGTTTCAATGATGTGATGACACGGAATGACAAGATGGTGGATATGATGAAAGCAAAGGTCATGAACAACACGTTTGACGTTAATCAATGGGCGGCAATCGTGTTGGGTGCTGTCGGTTCAATGGACTTGACAGGTTTTTTTTTACTCAAAAAATCGGTGAGTATGGTTACGGATTCGTTGCTGACGAGGAGGAAGAAATCAGCGGAGATAGCATCACAATTTATGGAAGCACTTTCTTTGCAGACGCAAGCGACTTCCTAAAGGCATTCCCACAATACACACTTGACGATTACTTATACAAGTTGAGCATTGCGAAAGTACAATTTTTGTCGGTGGACAATACACACATCAAATATTTGAAAGGTAAGAACAAGAAGATTTGGGAGGGATATAAGGAGGCTTATAAGGCACAAGAGAATTTGGATACGTTTATAAGTAACTTTAACGTGCCTGAATTGGAAGATGGTGAAGAATACGACATCCCTTTGCGAAAACCTAAAAAGTGAAATTAAAAAATACGATATACTATGTCAAATGAAAATACTGGTACTAATTCTATAATAGTTCAATTAGATACTAAAGATGTCATTGAGTCAATCAACAAAATGGTTAAATCTGTAAACGAGGCTACAAATACGATGGCAGGCTCGTTTACCTCTTTAGCGAACCAAGTTAAGCAAGCATTGGGTGATATTGGTCAGTCCTCCGACAATTTGGCTAATAAGGTCAAATCAAGTACAGACGCACAGACTGAAAGTGCAAAGAAAGTTGCACAAGCGAATAAAGAGGTAAAGACTACCTATGACGATATGGCTAATGCCATGCAAAAGTCTACTGGTCGTATGTCTATTATGGAAACATACGATATGCAAATTCAAATTTTAAAGAGCGACCTTGAAAATGCTAAATTGCAAGTCGAACAATTTAGAAAGGTTGCACAACACGCAGGGGAAACTGGTGATAAAGGATATTTTGTAAGTGCTACGTCTAATCTACACCATTGGGAACAAGAGGTTACACGATTAACTAATGCAATACGAACAATGGAGGGTACACGGGGACAATTAAACAATGTAATGCAGTCCCAAGGTGACTCATTAAAAAATTATGTCAATAGTCTTACCCATGTAAGTCCCGAATTGCAAAAAATTAATGAAAGTTATAAAAATGGCACACGTGTTTTAGAAGATTGTAGAACATCGGTGGTTAAATTAAACGAGGCAGAACAACAACGGGGTAGAACTGTTCAACAAGTACAAGAGGAACACGCAAGAGGAATACAACAACAGAAACAATGGCAACAAGAACTTGCTGACCAAATTCAAAAAACAGGTCAACAAGCGATACGTTCAACAACGGAGATGCAAAATGCCATAAGGGCTGCGTTAGCACAAAAATTGCCTGCTAATGCTTTTCTTGACCCCGAAAAGTTCAAGAAACCTTCCGACATGATAAAACAACTACAACAAAATATGACTGATTTACGTAATGCGTATTATCAGTTAAGTAAAGATGATAGGCAAACCCTTTATGGTCAATCTTTAAAGAACGCATTAGATGACGCAACTAAATTATATGTAGCAATTAAAGAACTTGCATGGGCAAATTCGGAATTTGCACATACAAGAAATATACTATTAAAAGGGGATGACACGTCTAAAGTAGTTCAACAATATCGTGAATTAGGGGTAAATATACAAAGGTTAAAATATGAGTTCAGCCAATTATCAGAGGAAGAAAAGAAATCAGCGAGAGGTCAAGAATTACAACAAAAAATACAACAACAAACTGAACAATTAAGGCAATTAGAGGGGCAAGTACAAAAGGCGTCTGTTGCACTTGAAAAGGAAAAACAAGCAGAGGAGCAATCATCACAAGCAAAAGCAAAAGCGGCACAAGAAACCGATAAATTAAATGCCAAGCATAAAGAACTTGAACATACAAATAATCTTTTAGGTCGTTCATTCCAATACATTAAAAATAGGATTGCGTTCTATCTTACAGTTAGTGCTATGTCAAACTTTGTAAAACAACTTGCTGATATACGTGGGCAATATGAAATGACAGAGAGGTCGTTGCAAATACTTACGGATAGTGCAAGAAAAGGTACGGAGATTTTTAACGAATTAAGTGTGATGGCTATGAACTCGCCATTTACAACAATTGAATTGACTGATGCGGCACGAACTTTAAGTGCGTTAGGATTTGAGGCTGACCAACTTGTCGGTACTGTAAAGCGATTAGGTGACATATCTGCTGCGGTCGGTGCTCCGATTGATAGAATTGCTTATGCTTTAGGGCAAGTTCAAACTTATGGCTATCTTACGTCATTGCAAGCACGTACATTCATGCGTATGGGTATTCCTTTGGTAAAGTCATTGGCTGAAGAATATTCTAAACTTGAGGGGAACATTGTGACTACAACCGATGTGATGCAAAGAATGAAAGATAAAGCGGTAAGTTACAAGGACGTGTTACAAGTTATTAATAGAATGACAGACGAGGGCGGTCGTTTCTTTGATTATCAAGCAAAGGTGTCCGACACGTTGCGTGTGCAATTATCTAACTTGCAATTAGCATGGCAAAATATGTTGAATGATATAGGTAAGAGTAATCAATCATTACTTGCGTCCCCGATTACGTT